GACAAGCCAGTTGAAGAACAATTAAAGGCAGCAGGGACATCGAATTTTGGCACGATTCTGTCTGGTGGGCCCAGAGTCAATACGCGCGGTTTAGATATTGGGCGTACGCCTTGGGTGAGTCAAGATTATTTTGCAGACCTCAGACTAGATAATAAGGATGGCTTTTTTAAAGACAAGCTAAATGTTCAGAGTGATGGCGATAAAGTTAGTTACTTTGACCAGGAATATAAAACTCAATACAGAAACAAAACGCCATTTAGCGGTGGAGACTGGACAGATCATAATCCGAATCAAGGCAGGACAGCGCCTAGTTGGCTGGGGAATCAGACGCTCAGTAGCACCGAAACTCGACAGGTAGCAACAGGCAAAGCAACAGGTGAAGCAAAAACAGGACGCATTCTAAATGGTGCATTCATCTCTGATGATTTATACGGCAAGTTAAATGATACCGACAAAAACTATTATGGTCGCACGCTTGATAATGCCAAGAGCCTTGATCCAAGGTTAGAGTATTCATCTCGATTAGTTGATAACGCATATAACTATAGGCGAGGCAGATCGCGTGGTGTGTCCTTACCAGGAACGCCGCTCGCTCCTTTGGCTGCGGCTCCTGCTTCAGCTCCTCAACAAAGAAACAAGGAAGTCGAAAGTACCTCTCGAATAAAGAGAGGTAGAACTTCATCCAAAACAATTTTAAGTGGTGGGAATCTTGGTGGCAATTCTGGGAAAACAATTTTAGGGGCATAATGAATAACGCCGAGCTCAAGAAACGTGTCTTCAATCGCAGGCAATCCCTAAGAACAGAGCGCAACCGTTATTCACCAGACTGGCAGGAACTCAGTGATTTTGTTGCTGGTGCACGAGGTCGTTTCTTGCCTGGTGACGGCGATAATGGTGATGAGGCGACTAACAGACGCAATGAGCGTTTGTATAATGAAATAGCCAAGCAATCATCCAATATTCTTTCAGCAGGAATGATGGCAGGGATTACTTCACCGGCACGACCCTGGTTCCAATTAGCACCACCTGATCCCGATATGGAGGATTATGAGCCAGTGAAAGTATGGCTCGATGATGTACAGCGCAAACTGTTAATGATTTTTGCACGTTCAAACTTCTATAACGGCATGCAGAATGTTTATACAGAGCTGGGTATCTTTGGTACAGCCTGCATTGGTGCGTATGAAAACTTTGATAATGTCATGCGTTTTGAGCCATATACAATTGGCAGTTTTGCATTGGCACAAAATGGTGAGCGTGAAGTCGATACCATGTATCGAGAGTATCGATCAACGGTTGGCCAGGTTGTTAAACAGTTTGGCAAGGATAATGTGTCACAGTCTGTTAAAAACCTGTGGGACCGTGGTGACCTTGAAGAAAAATTAAATATTATTCATGCGTGTGAGCCAAATGATGATCGCAAGTATGATTCACCGCTTGCCAAAGACATGGCATATCGCTCTGTTTACTTTGAAGAAGCGTGTGATGGTGATAAGCCATTAAAGATATCTGGCTTTGAGGAACGTCCTTTCATGGCGCCTCGCTGGTCTGCCATTGCAGAAGATACTTATGCAACCAGTTATCCAGGCATTGATTCACTGGCATCGAATAAGTCGCTGCAGATTGAAGAACTGGATAAAGCAATTGCCATTGAGAAGATGCACAATCCTGCATTGATTGGGGATTCCTCACTTAAACAGGCGGGCGTTGATCATATCGCAGGTGGTATTACTTATATTCCAAACATGTCGCAATCAGGTAAGCCTGGTTTGTCGTCAATCTATGATGTTAATTTTCCAGTTAACCAATTAAACGAATCTATTCGCGACAAGGAAAACCGTATTCAGCGTTTCTTTTATGCTGATTTGTTCCTGATGATTACTGAAATGGATCGCGCACAAATTACTGCAACCGAAATTGCAGAACGTAAAGAAGAAAAAATGCTAATGCTTGGTCCTGTTCTGCAGCGATTAAACAACGAATTACTCGATCCTATTATTGACCGTACGTTTGCGGTTGCACAACGTGCAGGTATCTTGCCTCCACCACCAAAAGAACTGGCAGATTCAGAGCTTGGCGTTGAATACATTAGTGTATTGGCACAAGCACAAAAAGCAGTGTCAACGGCTGGGATTGAAAGCACAGTGACATTTGCAAGTAACTTAACACCGATATGGCCAGAAGCGCGTCACAAGATCAATGCAATGCAGGCGATCGATGATTACGCAAGAGCCAAGGGCGCAAGTCCTAAGATGATTAATTCTGATAATGACGCAAACAAAGCGGCGGACGCAGAGCAACAACAGGCAGCATCAGCACAAGCCGCCGCAATGGGAATGGAAGCAGTGAACTCTGCTAAAACATTAAGCGAAACTGATGTTGCTAACGAAGATTCAGCATTAAATGCGTTGATCGCATAGGGGTAATGATGGCAGCACTTGCACACAACGTACTAACTTTAAAGCACAACATAGCAACACTGCGCCATAACATAAGTACGCTTGTTCACAATAATTATGACTGGGCGCACAAAGGTAATGAAGGCGGCGCTGAAACATTCAGAATTCTCACGGAAGGCGGCGATGTGCTTACAACAGAAGGCGGCGACGCACTTTTACAGGAAACATAAGATGGTAAAAATTAAATCTACATTATCTCATTTAACGATTGCGGTTTTAGCCTTTGCATTGGGCGTGTCTATTGCTTATGCGGCTGATGTGGCAATTAGTGCGCTGACTGCATTAACAGGAGCGGGTACGGCTGATAATGATGAATTAGTTATTGTTGATGTTTCAGAGGCTACTGCTGCGGATAGAACGAAGAAGATAGATGTTTCTGAATTACAAACAAAAATATTAACAGGTAATGCGGCAACTTCTACCGCTCTAGCCGCAAACGGCGCGAATTGTACAGCAGGTCAGGCACCTCTAGGTGTTGATGCGAGTGGTGCGGTTGAGGGGTGTGCCGATATTACCTCCTTTGGCGAGCCTTGGGATAATAGCCCACCTGCGTTGGAGGGAGTATTAATTGACCCAATCGCTAATTTTTATTTCTTTGACGATTTCACCGGCTCGATTATTAACGATCTGCCTGTTGGTTGGACGATTGTCACCGCAGATACAGGTGCGACGGTTACCTATAACCAAAGTGACCCGCACGGCGCTGTGTTGGATATATCAAATTCTACAACCGCATCAGGCACGACGTTTGAAGTAGGACGTTCAGTTATCCTAAACGGGTCCCGTGATTTATATATTGAGGTTAGGGTGAATATCGAAGACGAAGATGACCAGGACTTTTACTTTGGCATTCGAGAAGGTGGCACGTTAACTAACTCTGAAGATGCGTGGGATGCATCAAGTGGTTCCTTTATGGGATTTGGTATTGCGGATGGTGATGCAACCCCGCATTTAATTTACAGAGATTCAGGTGGCACGATTCAGTTTGATGATTCAAGTACTGATATCGTGGAAGGAACGTGGCACACAATGGCAGTTTACTTTGACGCCTCTGGCCCGACACTAACCGGATATCTTGATGGTGTATTAGTTGCGACCGCTTCAGTGACCGCAGATTTGGACGAGGCTTTATTGGGCGCACCTTTTCTTGGTACACGCAACGGGAGTTCAGCAGCACACAATACGCTGGTTGATTATTACGGTTTAGTCTCGGACAGATAACATGACAGTTATAACAGCAGCGGGTGGCGATCAAACAGCGACGTTGAATTCTGCGTTTTCTACTGCGTCCAGCGCAGGGCAGCATGTCGATTTACACGGTACGTTTGATATTCAGACTGGCGACACATTAACATATGTTGATGGGGTAGCGTGGACAGGATGGCCGCGATTTACAGGTGGGGATTTAACCACCGATGAGGTCTGTTTAACAATCCCAAGTGTTACGTCGGGTCGAATATGCGGGCGCTTTGATGGGGAGAAAACAAAAGATACTGCCGTGGCTATCGCAATAAAAGCAGGCACTTCAGACCCTTTGGTTGGTTTTAGGGATGCCCGTGTTGATGTTGACGTATACGGATGGAAGACAGGCATTGACTGGGTGGGTTGGTCTTGTCGTGAATTTAGAGCAAGGATAAGCGCCTGTGATACAGGAATTAGCCTTCATACTGCAAACGGCATGACTGCGTTTTTACATTTAGTGCAAAACAACGACGCAGGCTTAATTCAGTTATCAAACTGTTTAACTTTACAAAATACAGTCATTGAGGGAAACGTAGCTGGGTTAGAAATTGATGGTGCAACTGGTACAAGTAACCGTTCGTTAGTCCTTAATAATCTTTACTTTGAATCTAATTACTCAAGTGGGTCAACACCCTCGACTGGCACTAACGCCGCGTTATATGTTCACGACATATCAGACCCCGTTGTATGGACAGCAGGGCAGATAGGGGGGTCTGAGGTTTACTTCGAGGATTGTGACAATTTAATTATTTTGGCTGACCCTTCTATGCTTACCGGCGGCACGATGAAAGTTAATAACTGCACAGTGACGTATGGCGGCGGTATTTATCAGGGGGCGACCAGAGTGCCTACCAAGAAATACTACGGCAGCACAACTACGATATACGAGCCTTAATTCAAAATAATTTCACAAAGCCCCTTAACCGGGGCTTTTTTTATGGGCGCAATAAATGTCTCGCAATAATCCTCACCATCGTAATACAGACGAAGAAATTCAGGATCGTGAGAAACAGTTAAAGCGCGAGAAAGAACGAAACCAACAGTTACACAACGACAGAGTTGCATTGCTGAAGCTGCCTGAGTTCCAGCGAGTGATGGCAGACATTATCGCCAAGGGTGGAATGTTTCGTTCGGTAATGACAGGAAATTCTCAAACGTATCACTTGTCGGGCAGACAGGATTTTACGCGGGAAATATGGGCAGACATGGCTTCGGCAAACCAGGAGTTAGCGTTTGAATTATTAAAACCAAAATTTAAGGAAAATTTCGATGACTGATGAAGTGAGTGGACAGACTAACACCGATTCCGCTGGTGAAAATCAGACAGCGAATGCTGAAAGTGAAAGCAATACGTTACTGACTGAGCAACAAACTCAGGAAGGTAATGAGGAAGCAAACACTGAAAGCAATGAAGCTGAAAACAATGAAGGCAAAGAGGAAGGCGAAGGCGAGAGCGAGAGCGAAAGCCAGGTTCCTGAATCTTACGAGTTCACCATGCCAGAAGGGATGGAACTGGATACAGCAATGGCCGAGGCAGCAACGCCAGTATTCAAAGAGCTTGGATTAAATCAGGAGCAAGCAAACAAACTAACTGAAGTTTATGCAGGACAGATAGCAGCGCAAGCAAAAGCTCATGAGGATGCCTTTAACGATCAACTTCAAACATGGGCCACTGAGTTGAAAAACGACAAAGATGTTGGCGGCGAAGCGTTTGAAAAGAACACAAGTGTTGCGAGGTTAGCCATTGAAAAACTTGGCTCACCAGAATTGATGCAATTACTCGATTCGACAGGCGTTGGTAACAACCCTGCGATGTTCAAGTTCGCGTTAGGCGTCGGAAAACTTCTTGCTGAAGATCAACCAGGCTCAGGGAATCCGTCAAATCAGGATGTACCTGTTGAAAACAGACTGTATCCGAATGAGGCGACTAAATAAAAAAATACTGTTCACTTAGGAGAATAATTACATGGCTACATTAAATAACAACTATCCTACGCTTGCTGATTTAGCAAAGCAGATGGATGGCAAAGGCGATGTTGTTTCAGATATCATTGAGATACTGAACGACACCAATAACATTTTGGCTGATATGCCTTTCTTTGAGGCAAACAACGGCACAAAACATCTCACCACAATTCGTTCTGGTATACCGACTGCAACATGGCGTCGATTGTATGCTGGTGTTCAACCTCAGAAATCAACTAACACCCAAGTAGAAGATACTTGCGGTATGTTGGAAGCATGGTCTGAAGTTGATTCCAAGCTAATCGATCTGTCTGGAAATCCTGCCAGGTTCCGTATGAACGAAGCGCGTGCTTTCCTTGAAGGCATGAATCGTCAAATGGCAACCGCTGTTTTCTATGGCAACACAGATACAGATCCAGAGCAATTCAACGGTCTAGCTCCACGATTTGATAGCTTGAGTGCTGATAACGGCGCACAAATTATCGATGGTGGCGGTTCTGGTTCTGACAACACATCTATGTGGATGGTTGTTTGGGGTGAGCGCACTTGTCACGGTATTTATCCAAAAGGTTCTAAAGCCGGTTTGGGTCGTGAAGATAAGGGTAAGACTACCAAGGAAGTGTCTGACGGTTCGTTGTATGACGTGCATCGTGAGAAGTTCATTTGGGATTGTGGTCTGTCTGTACGTGACTGGCGTTATGTTGTGCGTATTGCCAACATTGACGTGAGCGACATGCTTGCAGGTAGTGTTGATATGTTCGCATTACTACGCAAAGGCTACTGGCAGTTAAAGCAACGCCAAATGAGTGGTGGACGTGCTGCGATCTATGCAAACTCTGATGTGCTTGAGGCATTAGATGCGCAATCCACACCAACTGTTGCAACTTCTACTACCACTAGTTCTGGTAACGTGCGTTACGGACCTATGGATATCCAGGGCAAAGAAGTGATGGGTTACCGTGGTATGCCTTTACGTGAGTGTGATGCGCTTCTAAACACTGAAGCTCGCGTCGTTTAATCGATCAGATAACTTAGGAGAAACATAAATGATTCAAGATAAACTTACTTTAGTGTCTGACGATCAAGATCTGTCTCAAACAGCAGGTACTTATTACTCAGACGTTCTTAACTTTCTAGGTGACGCGGGTTACACCACGTCGCAGGATGCACCAAGCGGTATCACACATGATATTGGTAAAGGTCATCCTGTTCCTTTGGATGTTGCTGTGAATGAAACTTTCACTTCTGGCGGCGCTGCAACTCTGACTGTCTCACTTGAAACTGATGATAATGAGGCGTTCAGTTCTGCAACAACTCTATTCACAAGTAGAACATTTGCATTGGCAGAATTAGTGTCAGGTGCGCGTTTGCTACCTGAACATATGCCATACGGATGTGAGCAGTACGTTCGCATTGCTTATGTGATAGCCACTGCAACCACTACTGCTGGTACGGTTACTGCCAGTATTGGTTCTTGCATTCAATCTAATAAATAAACCGCTACTCCCGTAGTTACTGGGGCGACTTCGGTCGCCCTTTTTTTTGGAGAATATAAATGTCATATCAATATAAAGTGATCAAAGAGTGTTATTTTGGCGGCGTACATCGCACACCAGAGAACAGAAAACACAATATTGTTGTCGTTGATGATAAGTTTCCTGCGAAGAAAAAGCCTTCATACCTGGAACTAATTGTTTCTGCTGCAGATGCGGAAGAAGCTGAAGCTATTAAAATAGCTGAAGAACAGGCAGAGATTAAAAAAGCAGAAGACGCTAAAGCTAAAGCTGAAGCTGACGCTAAAGCATCACAGCAACAGTCATAAACGATTGTGCCAACAGACGTAGATATCTGCAACTTGGCACTGAGCCGTGTTCGTGCAGATAGTATTGGCAGTTTCACCGAGAATTCACAAGAAGCTGTGCAATGCAATATTTTGTACGCATTAACACGTGATCATTTGCTTACCAGTTTTTCATGGGGTTTTGCAAAAGAAACTCGCGCACTAAGTTTAACTGGTGGAACAGCGCAAGAATGGTTGTATGAATATGACTATCCAAACAACTGTTTGCGCATTCATTACATTATCCCACCAGAATCAGGCAAGAATATTGTGTCTGGTACTGGGATTGCAACGCCTCGCATTGACTATGAGCCAATTCCTTACGAAGTAGGCGTTGGTGAAAATGGGTCGCGTGTCATTCTTACGGATTACGATGATGCTTATATCAGTTACACAAAGTCTGTGACCGATACACGTTTGTTTGATCCGCTGTTTGTTCAATCACTTGCCTGGTTACTGGCGATTGATCTTGCTATTCCATTGGGTGGAGATAGTGGCGCGAAGTATCGTGATGATGCAGAACGTGGCTATATGAAATCAATGGAACAGGCTATTGCTCATTCTGCTAATGAGAATGAAGATGGCAGACAGCGATTACCACGATCAATACAGGCAAGGCATGGGGCAGTAGATCGCGATTATTTCTATGGTGATTTGTCTTATAGGAGATACTAAGCGTGCCTCGTGATGTACAAACTGCAATGAGTGGGGGCGAATTATCGCCCTCACTTCATTCTCATGCAGATTTATCAAAGTATCGAACAGGTTTAGCCCTATGTGAAAACTGGTTTATTCTGGCACAAGGTGGCGTCACAACACGTTCTGGATTTAAATACATCAATGAAATCCTGGATAGTGATAGCCTTGCACGATTAATCCCGTTTCAATTTAATACTGAACAGGCATATCCGCTGGTTTTTACTGACCAGAAAATGCAAGTTGTCAGGAATGGCGGCATGGTGCTTGAAGCGGATAAAACCATATCAGGCGCCACACAGGCCAATCCTATTGTCCTGACTATTACCGCACACGGTTATAGTGATGGCGATGATATTTATATCGATAATGTTGTTGGAATGACCGAATTAAATGGTCGTTTCTTCCGAGTTGCAAATAAAGCAACCAACACTGTCGAGCTAACAGATTATGCCGGCAATAATATTGATGGAACAACATATAACGCTTATGCGTCTGCTGGTACATCTGGCAAGGTGTATACGCTGGCCACGCCTTGGCTTGAAGCTGATTTATTTAGATTAAAATACACACAGTCTGCTGATGTAATGACTGTGACTCATCCTGATTATGATACCAGGGATATCTCACGTACCGGCCACGCGGCCTGGTCAATTACGACAGTGGCGTATGCGGCGGGTATTGATCCGCCCACCACTGGATTAGCAGTGGCTAAAACAGGAACAGCGTCGGGTGCTGCAAACAAGGTTTACCGTTATGTCGTCACATCAGTGAATGCAGCGGGATCTGAATCTGTGGCATCTGCGGTTGTTGCTTCAACGTCCGCAAATGCTCTAAGTGTTACTTACGGGAATACCGTGTCGTGGAACACTGTGACAGGGGCCGTGTATTACAATGTTTATAAAGAGTTCAGTCTGAATTCAGGTATTTTTGGCTGGATTGGTGAGGCAGATGAAGATGGTTCGCCATCGTTCGATGATTATAATTTTGGGCCGGACATGTCGATTACACCGCCCATTGCTAATGACCCGATCACAGGGACAGATGATCGTCCTGCTGCAGTGACCTATCATCAGCAAAGACGATGCTTTGGTGGCACAAACAACAATCCTCAGACGTTCTATGCAACACGTACGGGTGATTTCGATAACATGGATTATTCGCGTCCGTTACAGGATTCGGATTCCATTGAGGCGACACTGGCTGCACGAGAAGTCAATGAAATACGGCATTTATTATCACTGGATGCATTAATTGTTTTCACATCGGGCGGTGAATGGTTGGCAGGTGCTGACCAGGACAGAGTACTAAGTCCGTCCAATATCAATTTTCAATCACAAGGTTTTCGTGGTAGCGCACATGTCCCGCCTTTAGTGGTGGGTGAAACAGCGATTTTTGTCCAGGAAAAAGGTTCTCGAGTAAGAGATTTACAATATACCTTTGAAAGTGACAAATACACGGGCAACGATCTTAGTATTATGTCGCGCCATTTATTTGAGCAACATACGATTGTTGACTGGTGCTACGCGCAAGAGCCGTATTCTATTGTTTGGGCTGTTCGTGATGATGGCGTTTTGCTGTCAATGACTTATTTAAGAGAGCATGGCATCTTTGGTTGGGCGCGTCATGTGACTGATGGTTCTGTAGAGTCTGTCTGTGCTGTCTCTGAAGGCATGGAAGATGTTGTCTATGCCATTGTTAAACGCACGATTGGTGGTGTTGATAAGCGTTATATCGAGCGTTTGAGTGAGAGAACATTTTCTTCACTGGAAGATTCTTTCTGTGTTGATTCTGGATTGACTTATGATGGTGCAGCAACAACCAATATCAGCAATCTTTATCATCTGGAAGGCGAAACAGTGGTTGCATTGGCTGATGGCAACGTAGTTGAAAACCTGACAGTGAGTAATGGCCAGGTCACATTGCCAAATGCAGCCTCAAAAGTACATGTTGGATTATCTTATAATTGCGATTTTCAGACATTAGAGATTTCTTCTCAACAGTTTGTCACACAATCACGCAAGAAAAGTGTTGCACGTATTGCATTACGGGTACTGGATTCACGCGGATTACGTGCCGGAAAAGATACCTCTCATTTGTTTGAATTCAAAGAGCGTACACAATCGATTAATTACGGCGATATCCCATTACAAACAGGTGAACAACGTGTGATTTCTGCGCCTGGTTGGTCTGATTACGGGCAAGTATACGTTCGTCAGTCTTATCCATTACCTTCTACAGTCGTTGCTGTTATTCCAGAGGTTGTGTAGTGGCTACCGGCAAGGTGGTTGATGCCAAGGCAGAGCATGTCTGGCACATTGCTGCGCACATGCGCGAAGCTGATCGCATGGAAGTCGAAGCAACTGGAAAAGACAATCCATTTGATGCAGTGAACTTAAGTTACAAAATGTCCAGGAAAGCATGGACAGCCATTGTTGATGATGAGCCAATTATGATGTTTGGGGTGTCTCCCATCTCTGAACTATCTGGATTAGGCAGCCCTTGGTTGCTGGGTACAGATGGTGTTTTGAAAGTGAAAAGACAATTTATACGGGAATGTCGTGGATGCCTTGAGGATATGATTTCTCTTTATCCAAGATTAATAAACAGTGTTGATGTTCGTAACGAAGTATCAATTCGCTGGCTGCATTGGTTGGGCTTTGAGTTTTATGAGCCGATTAGTATAGGCGCTAATGGCGAATTGTTTTATCCGTTTTACATGGAGAAGAAATAGTGTGTGATGTAACAACAGGGATTCTTGTCGCATCGACTTTGTTTGGTGCTCACCAAGCAAATCAACAAGGCAAGTATCAAGGTGATCTTGCTGACTATAATTCCCAGGTATCCCAAAACAATGCCATTACACAACAAAGACTGGCAAAAGATGCACTTGAACGCGGTGAGCGTGATGAGCTGCAGCACAGATTGCGTGTTGCCAAGCAGAAAGGTGATCAACGTGCAGCATTTGCCGCTAACGGTGTTGATGTTGGGTCTGGTTCGCCATTGGTTGTTGCTGAAGATACTGATGCGTTAGGCGAATTGGATGCCTTGACCATTCGTAATAATGCAGAACGCGAAGCTTACGGCTATGAAGTGAATGCCAATAATTACACGAATCAATCTGAACTGGATTCGGTTCAGGGGGATTTATATCGTTCGGCTGGCCAGAGTAATGCATTTGGTACGTTGTTATCTGGTGGCGGTCGAGTATCTGAAAGCTGGTACAAAAATAACGGCACTACCAAGAAGAAAACTAAATAATGCCTAAGGTCCAAACATACCAACCGTTTCAGACTAGCTCTAATGGTGTTCGCGTCCCTGCACAGCAGCGTGCAAGCCTAAATACTACCGGCGCATTCGGTGAGGGTATTACTCAGGGCGCTACTCAGCTAGCGGGTTCGCTGGATAGAATCCAGGATGAAGACGACAAGAATGTTGCGAAAGAGCGATTAAAGCAGTATCGGGAATATTCGCGAAACAGTTTATTTAAAAATGAAGATTCATTTTATAACAGAAAAGGTGAAAACGCCTATAGCTCACGCAAGACGGTCGGTGATGAGTTATCCAAGTATCGCGATGAATTAGGACAGGATTTATCAAACAATCAGCGCCGATATTTCTCTGACCTGTCTCAACAATATCTGGAACGTGATTTAGGCGGGATTGACCGTCATTCAATGAAAGAGCGCACTGTTTGGCAGAATCAACAGGACGAAGCTCAACTGATCCAGGCGCAGGAAGATTTGGCCATCTATTGGAATGAGCCAGAAATATACTCGAATCAGATTAAATCCATTAATAAGAATATGGCGCAACGTAATGGTTGGTCGCCAGAAGTCGCTGAATTAAACCTGAATAAGTCACTGACTGCTGCCCATGTATCGGCTATTGAGAATATTGCCACGCAAAATCCTCGTGGTGCTGATGTGTATTTTCAGGAACACAAAGATGAAATATCGCCTACTTTGTGGGATGACATTGAGGGCAAGATAAAAGTTAAGACAACCGCTAACGATGCACAATCCATTTCTGATACTGCAATGTCATTGGGTAGTGAGTCAGCAGCAAGAGCATTTATTAAAGAACAGTCTGATGATCCTGATGTAAGAAAGGCGGCACTTGGATTGATACAGAGTGAGTATGCTGCGCGTGATCGT